CTTGCGACTGCGGGGACGCGGGTTCGAATCCCGCCGAAGGCACCCATGAAACAAAGGAAGCCCGGAATCGTTTTCCGGGCTTCCGGCTTATTCGTGCTCCTTGTGTTTGCGTGGTCTGCCGCCGCCGACGCCTCTGCCGGGACGTCGCGCGTTCCACCGGTCGATGGTTTCGGGGAGCCAGCCGCGGGTGCGGCCGATGCGCACGTCCGGCTCCGGCAGGTCGTAGACGGCGGCGTTCGCGACGCCGAGTCTTTCGGCCACCTGTTTGACGCCGAGGTATTCAGTCGTCATCGCCGTCCCTTCTGTCCATGATGAGCGTGGCGATGCACCAGATGCCCGCCGCGAGTCCGAACAGTCCGGCTTGCCATGGTTTCCCCGTGAGGCCGAGCATGGCGGACAGCAGTCCGCATATGATGCCGCATACGGCAAACAGTGTGCTTGTCTTCATGATGGCCATGAAATAGGATGGAACCGGGGTTCCGGGCACTAGGTCTGCTCGGAACCCTTTCGTCATCTCTTATGACGCGGCCTGCGCCGTATCGAGATGACGAGCGCCGCCAGTGCGATGATGTTGCTCGCCACCGAGCTGATGGCGGTCACGATGTCCGTCCATTTCATGCTCACCTCCTTTCCTGTTGACATAAACTATTGTATCAAAAATACATAAGTTATGCAAGCGAGATAGATATTACACGCCGAAAGGAGCAGAAATGAAAGAAGCCCTCGAAGAGATCGCACATCAACTCACACGCATAGCCGACCAAGGAGAACAGGCGGGCATGCAAATCAGCAGGGGGGATGCCTTGGAAGCGTGGGGCCTGCGAATCTACGAGGAGGACTTCCTCTCAGCGCTCCAATGTCTCGGAATCGAAGTCACAGACTGATATCGAATCGATGACGAATGACATCATATAAGCCAAACGTTCGCAGACAAAACGGATCGCGACGGAATCAGCTCGTTTCCAGACACAAAGCAGCGGTCAAAAGCGGAAGAACCTGCGGAATCTGCGGAAAGCCAATCGACCTGCGACTCAAATATCCAGATCCTTGGAGCTTCGTCGTGGATGAGATCATCCCAATCGCAAGAGGTGGAAATCCATATTCCTGGACAAACACCGAACCGACACATCGATGGTGCAACACCGTCAAAGGCACGCATACACTCGAGTGGGCACAACGTGAAGTGCGACGGCTCATGGCCGGTCAGCTGGGGCAGCAATCAAAACCACCCACCGGCGTGCCGTTTCGGAAAATCGACATCTAGGGGCGGTATCCCCTCCCGGTCCGGAAAACACGTCCCCCGCCGCATAGGGCCGATATCTCCCCGGAAGCTTAAAACGTGACGGTTCGTAAAACGTGACGGGAGGCGAAACGTCGTGAAATGCCTCATTTGCGGCAAGGAATTCAGGCCGTCAGGACGCGGGAAACCAGCTAAATACTGTTCTGGCGCATGCCGTGCGAAAGCGTACCGAGCAAGGAAGAACGATGGCGAGTCATCGCCGAAACCAGCAAAACCAAGAACAAAACGAAAGGCAAAGACGCCAGCTACTGCAGAACGGGAACATCCGGCAGACATCGACCGTCACAGTTTCGAACGCATGATGGATGGATCACACGAGGACACACTTCGTGAAATCGTCGGAAGACTTCGTGAGGCTCTGCATGATCCATCAACGCCGGCCAACGCGTTGCCGTCGATCAGCAGCAAGCTCGCAGAATTCGACGAACGGATGCGTATGGCCGAGGAATCCGGCAGCCTGTTCGACATGAACGATGACGTGACGGAGGTGGCGGAGGATGTCGGAGCGTCGATTGTCTGAAATCGCCCAACGGCTCGTGCAGCCGGAAGACGTCACGTCAAGCGACTTCAAACTTATCAACGGTGCGGCGGTCAAGGCTGGGATTCATTACGACCTATGGCAGAAAGGCTTTCTCTACCTTCTGTTCGCAAAACGCTCCGACGGCAAGTACGCATGCGGGTCCGGCGGCGCGGTTCTGTCCAGCTGTAGACAGATTGGCAAGACGTTCACCGTCGGAACCGCGATATTCATCCTGTGCGCCGGACGCGCAGGGACTCTGGTCATCTGGACCGCGCACCATACGCGCACCTCCGATGAGACGTTCGCCGATATGTGCGACCTGACCCGCAATCCGAAGCTTTCCAAATACGTGCAGTCCGTGCGCCGCGCAAACGGGCAGCAGGAGATCCGTTTCACCAATGGAAGCCGCATCATGTTCGGCGCTCGAGAGAACGGTTTCGGCCGAGGTCTGCACTCCGCCGACATCGAAGTGTTCGACGAGGCTCAGATTCTTACCATCAAGGCGTTGGACAACCTGATTCCAATCGTGAACACAAGTCCGAATCCGCTGATTGTGTTCATGGGCAATCCACCGAAGCCGGGCGATCAATGCGAGGCCTTCGAGGAGAAACGTTCGACCGCGTTGTCTGGCAAGTCGGATGACATGCTTTACGTCGAGCTCGGTGCAGACCGCGATTGCGACCTGGATGACAGGACCGCGTGGGCGAAAGCGAATCCGTCATATCCAAAACGCACCAGCGAGGAAGCAATCCTGCGCATGCGCAACCTCCTCGCAGAAGACTCGTTCCGACGTGAAGCGCTCGGCATCTGGGACGAACAGACAGCCACAGAGGTCATTGGTGAGGATGCATGGCACGCTACCGAGGTAGCCGACCCACAAACGGATGGCCTGCTCTCGTTCGGCGTGGACATGCCGCCGGACAGGAGTGCATTGGCCATCGGACTCGCGTTCAAGCACGACGATGGCACTGCATTCATCTCCCTACAGGAATACCGTTCCACTCGAACCGACGGAGTCCAATGGGCCGTCGACTGGCTGGCGGAACGCTGGAATAAGACCGCTGCGGTGGTAATAGACGCGCAATCGCCGGCCATGAGCATCGTGCCCGACCTGCAGAAACGGCATGTGCGTGTGACAGTCACCGACACACGCCAATTAGGACAGGCCACAGGCCGCGTGCTCGACATGATCCGTGACAAGTCCCTCACCCATCTGAGTGATAAGGACCAGCCACAGCTGGTTGCCGCCGTGAAGGGCGTCACATTGCGCGACATCGGTTCCAATGGAGCGGTCGCATGGAACAAGAAGGGCTCCGACGTGGAAATAAGCCCATTGCAAGCTACGACTCTGGCATTGCATGGGGCATTCACCACGAAACGCAAGCCAGGCAGGAAACAACGATTAAGGAGGCTTGCATGACATCGCTGCTCGCTCCGGTCACCGATTTCAGCGACCTCGGCATCATCTTCAATCCACCGACCGATATCAAAGGGCTTGACCCGGCGTTGCACGACACTTTATCGAATCTCGTCACTGTGTGGAACCGTAAGCGCGCGCGCAATTCATTGCGCTCCCGGTATGCGGATGGAAAACATCGGCTCCGCGACATCGGCTTCTCCATCCCGCCGAGCATGCGGAATCTCGAGGAGGTGGTCGGCTGGCCAGCGAAAGCAGTCAATGCACACGCCGAGCGCTGCATGTTCGATGGCTTTGTCAGTCCGAATAGCAGCGACGATTCCTTCGACCTGAATCCAATTCTCTCCGCTAACCGCTGGGACATCGAGCTGCCGATGGCGATCAGCAGCAGCATGATCCACTCGTGCGTCTTCATGGCCGTGTCGGAGGGCGACGAGTCGGCTGGGGAACCGCCTGTGCTCACCATTCCGCACAGCGCGCAATGGTCGAGCGCCCTGTGGAATTTCCGTACGCGCAGTCTCAAGGCGGCGCTCACCATCGATGACATCGACGATTACGCGCGTCCTACGCGATTCCGCCTATGGACGCCTTTCCAAGTCATCACCTGCCAGCTTGGGCGTGAATGGTACGTGGACGATGTGTGGACGCATGGTCTTGGCCGTGTGCCTGTGGAGGTGCTGTCTTATAGGCCGACCATCGACAGGCCTTTCGGCAGGTCGATCATCAACCGCGCGGTCATGAGCATCACCGATGACGCGGTGCGCACCGTCCTGCGCAGCGAGGTCAGCGCCGAATTCTACTCGGCACCGCAATGGCTCCTACTCGGCGCCGACCCCGATTCATTCAAGGACGATGATGGCAATCCGATTCCAGTCTGGGAATTCGTCATCGGACGATTGAACATGATTGGTAAGGACGAGGATGGCGACGTGCCGAAGCTTGAGCAGATCACCCAGCAGTCCGTGCAGCCGCATATCGACCAGATGCGAGAGCTTGCCTGCAGATTCGCCGGGGAGACGAATGTGCCGGTCAGCTCGCTCGGCATCATCCAGGACAATCCATCGAGCGCAGAGGCGATGCATGCTGCGGAGAAGGATCTGGTCATCGACTGCTCGGCAGCGAACCGCGTGTATGGTGCTTCGCTTCGTCGTATCGCGCAGGACATCATCATGCTTCGCGACCATACGACCGAAGTGACCGACGAGATGGCGGGCATCACCGCACGATGGCGCAATCCGTCGCTGCCGAGCGTCATCGACGCCGGAGACGCGATGGTCAAACTCGTGGGGGCCTTCCCTTGGCTTGCCGACACGACCGTCGCATTGGAGGAAGTCGGCTTCACTGACGAGCAAATCACCAGACTCCTATCGGAAAAGCGCCGAGCCGAAGCGAAAAGCGCATTGAACGCGCTCGCCGGGATGAACGGAGGCGGGAATGACAAACCGGACTCCGAGCCGCAAGGAAATCAATCTTCTGACCAAATCGCAGAAGACGGCGGTGAGCCTCGCACAACGGGAGATGGGCCAAGCGTGGCAACAGCTGCAGGGAATGGAACCGGCACAGCAGCGTGACATGCTGCTGGAACTCGTTCCCGCCATCATTGACAAATATGGAAGCATCAGTTCGACCGCAGCAGCCGACTGGTACAAGCGAATGCGGTCGAAATGGTTCGACGACAAATACGAGCCGATACTCGCCGACCCTATACATGACGATTTGACCGACATGATTCGGGCGAAGGCAAGCATGCTGTTCAAAGGCAACGAGCGATATGATCCGAACGCCTATCTCTCGTACCTGAATCGGCTTATCGCGGTCGGAGTGCGTAACGGCGGTCGCAGTACCGTCAGGTCGGCAGCCAAGCTTGACAAGTATGGGCCCCGGTTCGCACGCGTTCCTTCCGGACTTCATACCTGCGCGTTCTGTGCCATGCTCGCCGGACGCGGCTTCGTCTATGCAAGCGCCGAAAAGGCCGGAGGCTTGTTCAACAAGTACCATGCGGCATGCGACTGCGAGATTGTCCCATCATGGGATGAAAAACCGCGTGTGGAGGGCTATCGTCCCGACGAATTGTACGACGACTATCTCAAAGCGAGGGATGAGGCCGGAAGCGATTCGGTGGACGATATCCTTCGCGCGATGCGACAGCATAAGGGCAAATACGCGGATGGAATCCGTCCGGGAACCGCCATCCCTGATGGTTGGAAGCAGCCTCATGCGCAGAACGAGGAACGACTGCTTTCAATGCGAGGACTCGCTGGCGTCACCGATCGCGAATGGTACATGCGTCAGGAAAAGGTTGGAGTTCCGCACTCCACCGATATGTTATATCCGCAGGAAATCGTGTTCCTTGAACGATTCCAGAATCTTGGGAACCATGTCGAATGGATACCAAGAGACATAGAAAAAAGGACAGCGACAAATGATTTCCGTTGGATCGAAACAAACGAGCTTTGCGAATTGAAGTCCTTGGCAAAAGCTGATTTTGGCAAAATCGCCGATCGTATCACCAAAGCCGTTCGAAGCGCTAAAGAGAATCACGATGTCGTCAAGGACTGTTTCGTGATAGATCTTGGCCAATCGAAACGTAAAGACAAGCTTGTTCACCAGTTAGAGAAGTACAACGATCGTGAGTGGAAAATCCGCAGACTTTTCATTCTCGACGGTGAAGGTTTATTGGAAATCAAATTGAAATGAAACAACCGGGAGCACGCCTCCGCTCATTGCGTTTTATTTCAACGCCGCAGAGGACCCCCGGTCTTCATATATTTTAGCACATTCTTGGCAGGTTGGCCCAGTGGCGACGGCAGTGGCCTGTAAATCCACGACATTGAAACAACGCGGGTTCGAGTCCCGCACCTGCCACTATCCCATTTTTTGGGCGGTCACTGGCTCCGTCATGCCTGGTCAAAAGGCCACGATGGCCTCAAACATTCGGAGAAAACACAAGGAGCGTTTCATCATGCCGAAATCCCTCATCATGCGTCTTCGTCACATCATGATGGTCGCGCCACCGGCCGAACCCAGCGGTGACGGACAGCAGCAGGAGCCGCCGGCAGGAGAGAAGACCTTCTCCCAGAGCGATGTCAACCGCATCGTCGAGGACCGTCTGCGCCGCGAACAGGCCAAGTATGCCGATTACGACGATTTGAAAGCCAAGGCCGCGAAATTCGATGAGCAGGAGGAAGCGAACAAGAGCGAACTGCAGAAGGCCACCGAAGCCAACCGCAAGCTCGAATCACAGCTGGCGGAGCAGAAGCACGCCGGCCTTGTCGCCAACGCCTGCCTCAAGCACGGCATCCCCGCCGAATTCGCCGACCTCGTGACCGGCGATGACGAGGAAAGCATCGACAAGACAGCCGAGAAGGTCGCCAAGCTCGTCAGCACACAGGGGAAGCCGCCGGCATCCGGCAATGGCAGG